GGAACAAATTAGCGTAGACCGTGGGGACGTGGGGTCTGCCATCAACCTGCCATATTTTAGCCACGAGGACAGCCTGCGTCACGCTTTCAACGACGACGGCAGTGCTGCGACGCTCGAAGAATTTTTGGCGCTTTATAAGAAGAGGGTGCAGACGCCCGAGCAGGTTGAAGCTTTGAGCGTTGTCGAAAAGCAAGACTTCTTGGTGGACGGTCCTCCATGTCTACAGGTCTTATTGCCTAAGAAGATATCTGAGGGTGGCCGCAATAACGGTCTATTTAACATAGGCGTATACCTACAGAAGGTCTACCCGGACTCCTGGGAAACGGAACTTATGCAGTGGAACATGGCCTACGTGGACCCACCGCTGGGGCTGACCGAAATAGGTGTAGTGGTAAACCAGTTAAAGAAAAAAGACTACGCTTACAAATGTAACGACGCGCCTATCAACTCGTATTGTGACAGGCCCACTTGCCTGATGAGAAAGTTTGGGATTGGCGGCACCGCTTCTGCTGCAATGGCAAACTTGAGGAAGTACGACAGTCACCCACCTATTTGGTTCTTAGATGTGAACGGCACACCTATTGAACTTGATACAGAGGCGCTTATGTCGCAGCCCTCTTTCCAGAAAGCTTGTATGGAGCAATTGAATTTCTTACCGCCTACCTCTACAAAGCAGGCTTGGGAGACAAGAATTGCAGCGCTGTTGTCAGAACTTCGAGATAATGCCGCCGCAGTCATACCTGTAGCCGAAGAAGAAAGCACCAAGGGTATCTTTTATGAATATCTTCGTGACTTTTGTGTTCATTTCCAACAAGCCAACAGCAAAGAAGAGATTTTGCTGGGCAAGCCCTGGACCGAAGACGAGACCGCTACAAGTTACTTTCGACTAAGAGACTTGGAATCCTACCTGCAACGTAACAAGTTCTTTGAATATAAGCGCCAGAAGGTCGCACAAAGATTGAGAGAAATAGGAGGCGTTCACTCAAAACTCCGCATCCAAGACTCAACGGTTAACGTCTACAAAATACCTGCCTTTGTGTCTGGAAAGGTGGACGTGGGCACACCCTTTGAGCAAAAGGAGTTTGATGATGTCCCTTTCTGAGTCGAAATATTTCCGCATATTTGGTCCGCCCGGCACAGGTAAGACCACCCGCCTTTTGAACGAAATTGATGACTTAATCATGCAGGGTGTGCAGCCCAATAAGATAGGCTTCTTTGCCTTCACTCGAAAGGCAGCGAATGAAGCCAGAGACCGCGCTGTCACCCGCTTCGGGCTTGACCATGAGGACCTTGTCCATTTCAGAACCCTGCACAGTTTTTGTTTTCGACACTCAGGCATCAACTTTGACCAGCTTATGTCGAAGGAAAATTGGAGAGAGTTGTCTGACCAAACCGACTTCGATTTTGGTTGGGATCAAAAAGACCCTGAAATGGTGGAAAATATCTCCACCGCCTTGCCTGATGTTAAGACAGTGCTTGGTTTAATTACCATGGCCCGCTTAAAACAGATCACAATACGGCAAGCTTATGACAGTTGGGAAGAGGCCTACAAATACCCTTGGCCTCAGATACTTTACCTTTCAAAGTGCTACGAGGACTACCGCAAAAGCACTCGTTCTTTTGATTTTACAGACATGTTGACTGTCTTTTTAGAGCAAGCAGACCAGCTATGCCCGTCCTTTCACACCGTATTTGTGGACGAGGCCCAGGACTTATCGCGGCTGCAATGGCGTGTGGTACAGGCTATAGCCGATAAATCTGACCGGGTGATTGTGGCAGGAGATGATGACCAAGCTATCTTTAGGTGGGCAGGCGCAGACGTGGACTCTTTTCTGGAGCTTCCAGGGGCATCTGAGACGCTTTCTAAAAGCTGGAGAGTCCCTGTCGCCGTTCATGCGTTAGCGGAAACTATCGCGTCTCGCATATCTGACCGCTACCCAAAAACTTACACACCGCAAGAGCGATACGGGGAGGTGCATTATGTACACTCCATACGCTCAATTATTGACGATCTTGAAGAAGGAACGTGGCTCGTTCTAGCCCAGTGCGCCTACATGCTTGACGATGCAGAGGAAGAAATAAGGACGGCGGGCTTGTTCTATGAGATGAAAAACCGTAAATCAGTACCAGAAAAAGTATTAATGGCGATAGCAGCTTGGAAAAAACTGCAAGCCGACAAGGACATAGACGGCAAGGAGGTCCGCGCAATTTACAGTTACCTGCACGTAGGCAACGGATTAGCGCGTGGCTTCAAGGCCGCTGCCCAAGTTGAAGACGATGACCTCGTGACCTACGAAGACTTAGTTATGAACGTGGGGTTGTTAGCCGACCATACCGAACCGTGGCACACGGTCCTGACAAAAATGCCAGAGGCTCACAGGGTATATCTTCGCGCCGTTGAAAACCGTGGCGAGAACATTAGCGAAAGGCCCCGCATCACATTATCTACGATACACGGTGCGAAAGGCGGCGAGGCGGATAATGTCGTTCTTTATACCGACATAAGCTATGCTAGCGTCAGGGAGTCCAATGCTAGCCAGGAGGGAGACAACGATCTCCACCGCACATTTTACGTGGGCGTCACACGAACCAAACAGCAACTTTTTTTAATGTCTCCGCAATCAGTTAAGGAGTCTTATCTCGTAGAGTAGGTGTAAGCATGACATTACAAATGGCTTTAGATTTGACGGGTAACTTGAAGACTGAGTGGGTTCCTCCTGTGGACCTGCCGGATATCTTTGATGCAAAGCAAATCGCAATTGATCTTGAGACACGTGACCCTAACCTTAAATCACTGGGACCGGGTTGGGCGCGTAAGGACGGGGAAGTGGTGGGTTATGCCGTAGCCATAGACGGCTGGTCTGGCTACTTCCCCGTCAACCATCTGGGCGGCGGCAATCTTGACCGCAGACTTGTAGAGCGGTGGATGAAGAAAGTCTGCGAGTGCCCCGCCGAAAAGATATTTCACAACGCTCAGTATGACGTGGGTTGGCTTAGAGCCCATGGCATTGAGGTCAAGGGCAGGATCATCGACACGATGGTCGTCGCTAGTCTGTTGGATGAAAATAGACGGTCCTTCTCTCTAAACAGCGTGGCCTATGACTATTTGAACAAGGTTAAGTCTGAGAAAGAGTTGATTGAATCGGCACGGGCGTTTGGCTTAGACCCGAAGGCAGAAATGTGGAAAATGCCGTCTATGTACGTGGGGAAATACGCCGAGGTTGACGCCGAACTGGCCTTGGAACTTTGGAACTATTTTAAAGTAGAGATAGGCAAAGAAGGTCTACATGACATCGTGGACCTTGAACTCAATCTGCTACCGTGCCTCGTTGATATGACATGGCGTGGGGTGCGCGTCGATCTGGATGCCGCAGAGCGCACAAAAGAGGCGCTGATGAAGAGGGAGGCGTCAGTCAACCGTGAAATAAAAAAGCTTGTTGGAAGGCCCGTGGAGATATGGGCGGCCCAAAGCCTTGCGAGCGCTTTTGACGAGCTATCAATCCCCTACCCAAAGACAGAGAAAGGCGCACCGTCTTTTACCAAGGGCTTCTTGACGGACCACGAGCATGAACTCGCAAAGCTTGTGGTCGAAGCACGGTCCTTGAATAAAATACAGGGCACGTTTGTCGCAACTATACTCAAGCATGTGGGCGACGACGGACGCATTCACGGGCACATTAATCAAATACGATCTGATGACGGGGGCACCGTGTCGGGACGTATCTCCATGAGCAATCCTAACCTACAGCAAATCCCGGCCCGCGATCCTGAGTTAGGTCCTATGATCCGGTCTTTGTTTCTGCCGGAAGAAGGTGAGGAGTGGGCGTCCATTGACTTCTCGCAACAAGAACCACGGATCTTGGTCCACTACGCTTCTGTTTTTGGGCGGTCAAGAAACGTCCCGCTTCGAGGCGTCGAGGAGTTTGTGGACGGTTATAACAATAACCCCGACATGGACTTCCACACAATGGTCGCCGACATGGCCCAGATCAGTCGTAAACAGGCCAAGACAATAAATCTTGGAATGATGTACGGCATGGGGGTCAACAAGTTATCTGAGCAGTTGGACATCCCGATTGACGATGCCAAGACGTTAATCAACCAATACCATGAGCGGGTGCCTTTTGTAAAAATGCTGATGCGGGGCGTAACGGACAGACTTAACGACAAAGCCAGCAAAGGGGCTATCCGGTCATTAAAGGGCCGCAAGTGTCGGTTTGACCTATGGGAGCCTGATACCTTTGAAATGAACAAGGCGTTGCCGTATCAAGAGGCGGTTCTTGAATATGGTCCAACGGCGTGTCTCAAGCGGGCATACACCTACAAAGCTCTTAACCGTCTTATTCAGGCGTCCGCCGCCGACATGACAAAACAGGCTATGGTAAACGTGTACGAAAATGGTATAGTCCCGTTAATTCAGATACACGACGAACTCGCTATCTCTGTTAAAGACAAGGAGCAGGCGGATTCTGTTGCGAGAATAATGGAAAACAGCATACCTCTTGAAGTACCCAACGCTTGTAGTGTCGAGATTGGCAAGAGTTGGGGAACCGCGGCCTAGACTTCTCACCTCCCTGGCGTCTTTGTCCGCTTAAACTTCCCTACGTCCGAACTCGACTGAGGACGTAGGGATTTTTTCTTGCACTGCCCCGACATATCTTATATGTTCGCTTATCTATTGAATTGGAGATTATGATGGATACCAACAAATGGAAAAGCGTACTGGTTCCTGTCCAAACGTACAAAGAAATTAAGAACCGAGCGGTCCGGGAAGGTCGCACAATTAGCGGTCAACTTCGATTAATCCACGCTGAGAGCGAGACTTTTAGGAATCTTTATCCCGGAAAAGCTTCAGAGGTTGATTTAGAACCTGTAGATCATGGCTAAATCAAATAGCTTAATAGGGCTTATTTATTACAAACCCCTTAAACCAAGGAAACGCACTTCTATTGGCAATAGCTCTTCTACTCGGCCCCTGAACAAACAGAAACGCCGTAGTTTTAAGAAATATAAAGGCCAAGGGAAGTGACCGTTTCTGTGGTTCTTCTGTGTTTGACCCAAGCTATTTTTTTTGAAGCGCGGGGAGAGCCTTTTATTGGCAAGTTGGCGGTCGCTTCGGTTATTATGAACCGTGTAGCAGATGAGCGTTTTCCAAACGACGTATGTGGAGTCGTATACCAGGGTCCAACATATAAAACACGGCCCGACTTGCCCGTGCGACACCGCTGCCAATTTAGTTTTTACTGCGACGGTAAGAGCGACGAAATTGACTTCACTAATCAGTCCGCACGAGAGTCTCTACTGGTCGCGTATTTGATTGCATCTGGTATGGTATTTGACGTAACAGAAGGCTCTACTTTCTACCATGCTATTTATGTAAATCCTGACTGGGCAGAAACCAAAACCAAAGTGGTTCGAATCCAAAACCACATCTTCTACAGGTGGGAAACCTCTAATAAAAAAATTGAAGAGGAAAAGTCTAAAGATGAACTGAGGAAAAGTCTAAAGATGAACTAAAGACTTGACGTATGGGATATTATTTCCTACGTTTCCAACGTCGAGTTCAAAACTCGGTTCTCCATTGTTGAAGCCAAAACCCTCGCCAAAGATATGGCGAGGGTTTTTGTTGACAAGTGTATATGGGATATTATAAGTTCTTATTGAAAGGAGAATTAAAATGATGGGTGATTTATTAGTGCAGATTTTTATCGAAGGCCTTCTTCGAGGAATCCTCGGCGTATGATAGTCTGTCCAGAGTGTAACGGAAACGGATGGACCGAAGATGAATATTTTGTCGGCGGCTATGCGCCTGATCGGTGGATGGAAATTCGCACGCAATGGGTTGAGTGCGAGGTCTGTCGGGGGTGGGGTGAGATCAAACCCATCCCTGAGAGCGATTAAGGGAGAGTTGATCTTTCTTGGTTGGGGCGTCGCTCCGATACGTCGTAAACGACGGTCTTTTTGGAGGAGGTTATTGAAATGACAAAAGTCACCGTTAGGGCGATTTATTGCATTGAGCGCACAAGCGCATGATCGAACCTCAAGATTGTCCATGGTGCGGGCAATATAGCACGCGCTTTGATTTAGTTCACGGGCACTACCAATGTCCCGTTTGTAAGAGACCAATCTCAGATTGTTGTAATGGAGAGAGAATAGATGAGCAGAAGACATTGCCTGACCGAACGAGTGCCGACTGACTTTGGTACATTGTTCGCGCAGGTAGATTTTGATGATAGCGGTAATGTTATTGGCTTAAACATAGCCGCCCATAACAAGCATGAAGACAGCGCCGTTAACAAGGCGCTTAATAGTTTAAGCCAGACATTTCGTGACTTAATCGACACAATTAATAAGTGAGATAGACAAAATGGACACAGTCTTCGCTATTATTGTATCCTTCGGCACCATGCTCGTGTCTGACGACACCAAAGAGTTTTTTAAGACGGCTCTTGAGGAGATGGAGCAAGGTGCCAAGTGGCATTATGTGGGTATGCAGCCCCTGGACCCTACTGCCAAGGCAATACCCGGACGGTTGTGTGATCCTGAGACGGGCGAATGTGGTGACCCGTACATTATCTGGAAGCTTAAAATGCCGGAGGTCGTTTCCAAAAGAGCAGAAAAGTGAAAAAGGCTAAAGGCAAACATCCCTTCAATGCGCTGAATGCGATGCGGGTAAAAAAGATATCGTCTCCGGGACGTTATGCTGATGGAAACTGTCTTTATTTGGTTGTCGATCAATCTGGCGCTAAACGCTGGGTGCTTCGCATTATGGTGCATGGCCGAAGAAGGGACATGGGTCTAGGAGGTATAAAAACGGTTACCCTCGCAGAGGCCCGCGCCAAGGCATATAGATATCGCAAGGTAGCCAGAGAGGGCGGCAACCCTTTTGGGGAGCAACGGTGATGCGTAACTCAAACGACTACTATCCAACCCCGCATTCAATAATTGAAATTGTAATAGAACACCTGAATTGGGAAAACGTGACTCCCTGGGAACCGTGCGCTGGGGATGGCCGATTTGCTGATGCACTCGATCAAAAATACGGATGCAAAACGGTCCGACACGACATAACCACCGGCAAAGACTTTTTTGATTGGGATTACGCACAAACAACGGATCTCATTACCAACCCCCCGTTTTATTGCATCCGAGATTTTATTGATCATGCGTTTTCCATTGGCGTCTTGAGAATGGCGCTGGTCTGTCCCGAAAGATTGTGGGCATGCAAAAAAGGCAGCAACCAATGGAAACGACATATGCCGACTAGGTGGATAAATCTTGATTATAGGGAAGATTATTTAGGTAAAGGCGGAAAACCAGATAGGGCTTTGGCCGTTGGCATTTGGGATACGCCACATGCAGAAAAATGCACGTATGAGATTTGGGGGCGTTATGGCACGGGGGATTAATAGACTTTCTGCGAGAGCGGTCGAAACCGTAAAAAAACCTGGCCTGCTTGCCGACGGCGGCGGTCTTTATCTCCAGGTATCTAAATCAGGCACCAAATCCTGGCTCTATAAATTTATGCTGAATGGGCGATCGCGAGAAATGGGACTGGGCTCATTAAAGGGCGTGAGCCTCATGGATGCGCGAGAGAAAGCCGCTGGTTGCCGTTCTTTGCTGGCAGAGGGCATTGATCCGATTGAAGACAGAAAAACCCGGCAAAATGAATGTAAAGAGGAGGTGTACGTCTCCTTTGTGCGGTCAGGTGAGAGGTCCGGTGATAAGAGAGTCCTCACCGTCCACCAAGGCAACGCCCTTGTAATTGAGACTGAGCTTACCCAAGGCACAATACATAAATTGTTACGTGAGCTTGTAAAAATAATGTGATACCGTAAGCTGTCACTCACGTTAAAGGACAAAACCTCACAATCAAACGTATCGTAACATAGTTGGTTTAGGTCTAAAGAGCTAAGTGACACCCTATGGATGATTTATTATCCTTTTTAAAAGATTCGGTTGACTATGATCCCGAAACAGGCGTCTTTCGCTGGAAGAAAGAGCGCCCCCTTGAACACTTTTCGTCTGAAACGTACCGCAAGGCATGGGCTTCTCAGTATGGGTCTAGGAAACTAAACGCCGGGGACAACGGATACGTCTACGTCCAGCTAAACTACCTTGGCAGAAAAAAGCGCGTCCGAGCGCACCGCCTCGCGTGGGCCCTCGTCCACGGAACGTGGCCCACGGACCAAATAGACCACATCAACGGTGACCGAGCCGATAACCGCATCGTCAATCTCCGCGTCGTCACCAACGCTGAAAACGGACGGAACCGGAAGCTATCCAAGAACAATTCCTCCGGCTACAACGGCATCTATAAAATAAAACGATCTAACTCATTTCACGTCGAAATTCACTACAACAACCGGCGCATCTTCCTGGGGCAGTTTAAAAAACTGGAGGACGCCATCCGAGCGAGAAAAAAGGCAAATCTAAAGTACGGTTACGCTGAAAACCATGGCCTGCCCCGTTGAGGTAGTCTTCGATAAATTTGGATGCGACACCCGAACCGGGTTGGTGTACCGCGCCTGCAAGGACGGGCCCCTGGTAGTTTGGAAACCCTTCCTAACCATCAATGAAGAAGGCTACATCGTTACCTACCTACGTTGGGAAAAGAAGACATATTACGTCTACGCCCACCGTGTGGTGTGGGCCTTTGCTCACGAATCTTGGCCCTCGGGCCTAATCGATCACATCAACGGCAATCGCTCCGATAATCGTATCGCTAATCTTCGCGACGTTCCCGCAGGCGCTAACAGCAAGAACAAAGCTCGATACAGAACAAATATCTCTGGTGTGACAGGCGTCAGTTGGTGCAAGGCACGCCGGAAATGGAGAACCAAAATAACCTCCAATTATGTGACCACGCTCCTCGGACACTTCGAGGACTTTGACGAGGCCGTGCGGGTGCGCCGCAAAGCCGAGCGCGAGAAAAACTTCCATCCAAACCATGGCCGCAAAAAGTGATCTTGTAGACGTTAGAATAAATAATTGACACCTATGTCGTAAGGGTCTATATGGGATGTTATAGGCCCTTACACATAGGAGAACTTAAATGGCTAGACTAAACAACGATGAGCGAAAAATTATCTTTGACGCCATCAACTGCATGCGCGGTGTAAACCGCGAACTGCTCGACACTTACACCGTTGGGCTTCGTACAATCCAAGAAACGGAAGAAGCCTGGATTAAAATGGAGCGTCTCTTCAACGACGGGTGCTGGAAAGCTGCCGACTATTGGTGCGATTACGTGTACAAGGCCGCCGATAAAATTGTCGAGGAGGCTGAGACCAATGAAACTAAATAATGTACCCATCTCAGCGCCACAATTCCATCGAAGAGGTTTAGTGCCACTTGGTCGTTACTCCACGTTTGGAGAACGGCTCCGTGTCGCAATGTATTGCGCCCAAACTACCCAGTCGCGGCTAGCACGCAAATTGGGCGTCGCACAATCATCCATAAACGGTTGGATAAACAACAGGTCAATGCCGAGCAGCAATTTCATCAAACCGATGACCAAGGCCCTTAATGTAAGTGCTGACTGGCTCTTGGACATTGACCAACCGGAACCGGGAAAAGACCCCGTCGATTACTCCATAGGACACTTTCTAAAGCAGACTGCCGCTGACTTGGACAAGGCCATAACCCGCCTCGAAAGGATAACGGGCAAAGCTACCAGCTTAAAAGCCGATAGGTGCCTCGGAGACCTCGTGACCAACGACAAATCTGCGGTTTGGAGCGACGACGATGCTTGATATGATAACAAAAGGTTATGACACGGTCCTCAAGTGGCAAAAAGCGGACCCCATGAACCCACAAACGTGGCCCACGGGCCTGGAACTACGAAAGGACCTCTTGCGCCAAGCTAACGAAATAGAGTGGCGCTCGAAAGATTTTGCTAGAGCCGACGCCCTGCGGAAGCAGGCCGACGAAACAGAGGAGGACAAGCTCTACCCACCATTTTAAGTTGAGGCCCTCACCGCCCTCTGACATGAAGGGCCGTGCCTCGCTTTCTCTTAACGGTGCGAAAGCCATGAAACATTCCTGAAGTGCCGTGGGCCTCCTAAGTTCAGTAGCGGCCAAGGATGTAACCGTATCCTTTTTAGGAATAACCCCACCAGTTTTCTCCATACTGGTGGGGTTATGCGTTTGACGCATAGCTGGTATGCAATAATACCCTAACTCTTAACTAGATATAAGTTAACTCTCTCAATTCCGTTAACCTTTTGTTAACCTTTATATGCGATAATTCTTATATCGAAAGAACGGGGCCAACCCCGTCACGCTCTTACACATTGTGAATATGCTTGGGACGGTTTAAGCGGACCGAGATGCTCTAACGATTGGAGAATCCAATGAAGCTTAAACTGAAAGCCGTCAACCACGGCAAAGACAAGAACCGATATTGCGGTCCTTCCGTAATATCCGCCGTCACCTACCTGACTACCGGAGAGGCTGCACGGCTAATCCGAATGAAAACCGGAAGACGGAGGGTCACAGGTACGTATACAAGCGAGGTCGAGAGTGTCCTCAACGACTGCGGTATCCAAATGACCACGCTACCCCCGCCCGAAGGTTGCAAGTTTGGGCGGTCCAAGGGCATCACCCTGGCGCACTGGCTTCGACTTACACACGGCCAGCGTAAAGACCGAATATTCTTGGTCGTCGCAGGGTGGCACTGGCAATTGATTAGTGGCAATCGTTACGTGTGTGGCCGTATTTCATCCGAGGGTATTGTCTCTATCAATCACCCAGAAGTGAAACGACGGGCACGTGTCGCTGAAGTCTTCGAGCTAACCTCAGATAACGTCAAAATGCCAGACACAGATGTGTCGAAGCCTAAATACCCTAACGCCGCTATCCGAGCGAGAGATGGTCGCTTAGACCAATAACCATAAACCACGGCTCTCGGTCCACTTAAACTGTTCCAGGCAAATCGCTATATATATATAGGGGAGAAATTATTTTTTTTGAAAAAAATTATTTTTGGGGTGGAACACGTGGAACAAATGGAACAAAGCTCTGTATCCCTTATTGGAGTTCAAAAATCGTGTTCCACTAAGTCCAAAAAGTGTTCCATTTGTTCCACCCAAGGTGATTGGATGCCATCTGAGAGCGTAAATTTCTTAAAAATTTGGTTGAACCCCCCTTATATATAAGGCAGAAAACTTGTAGGCCTCATGTAAATTAACGGTGAAGAAAATGGGCAAACATGCTGTAAAGAAAAAAGACGCTGATCCTGATTGGGTTGAGACCCGTGGTCGGAAACCGCTGACCGCAAATACTAAGCTAACCCGTAAGCAGGAGCTTTTCGTAAAGGAACTTGTCAGCAAGGACGGGCAGATAACATTGCGGGAGGCGGCCATTAATGCAGGCTACCCTGCTAGCAGCGCCCACAGTAGGGCTTATGAGCTTACTAATCCCGATAAGAGCCCCCACGTAGTAGCTGCTATCCGGGCGTACCGCGAGGAGCTAGACGTAAAATTTGGGGTAACCTATCAAAGGCATCTGCGTGACCTCCAGACAATTCGTGACATGGCATTGCAAAACGGTGCTTACTCCGCCGCCGTCCAGGCCGAGTATCGACGTGGGCAGGCCCAAGGAGACATATATGTGAACAAGTCCGAGATCAGACATGGGTCCATCGATTCCATGTCTAAAGACGAAGTGTTAAAAGCCTTAGAGGAGATCAAGCAGAGCTATGCCCCCATCACCATCGATATCACTCCCGAAGAGCCGGACAATACCGCGAACCGCAGCAAAGCGAGAAAGCGGCTTGTGGAAGCTAATGAAGGAAGGGGTGACGAAGAGCCAGAGGAAACTATTGATGACGAGGCTGGAGACCTGGGCGACGCCGGGGATACCTGATGTCATCATACAAGATGAGAACGGCTTGTTTCATTTTGTGGAGCTAAAACATACTGGCGGTAGAGCGATAGAGCTATCTCCCCATCAGATAACTTGGATGGATAACCATAAGAACGGCAGCGCCTGGATTTTGGTTAGACGGTCTACCCGCAAAGAGAAAGACACAATCCGAGTCTACCATGCGTCCAAAGCTATTGACGCCAGAATGGAAGGGATAAACTGCCCGCCAAATCTTTTAGTTGAGGAGCCATTTAATTGGGATGAAATTATGGGGTTGATTTGTCCTAGATAATCGCATACAGTGCCCGCTCCTTAACACAACGGAGAATAGAGATGTCTTGGAAACCCGTGTTCATTATGAACGACAACGAAAGGGCCTATAACGGCCAGCGTTTTGCCACCCAGGAGGAGGCGCGGCTTAGTGCTGACCGTAGATTTGGGGTCTGGACCATGCCTGTTGATTTCACAACTGAGGAAAGTGATGATCCGGTAAACTATGTGTTTGATCCAATCAAAGGAGACGTCAGTGTTTCTACTTAGTTTACTTGGACGCCTGTTGTACGGGCCAGATTGGAAAAAGTACGCCAACATATCACCCCCAAAAAAGATGCGGACAAGGTCCCGCCGCCGTAGGAGTTTTTAAGGGGCACTGCTAAATCTTTTGATGAGGCGTATGACCTTCTAAAGAAAAGGGATGACGCTAAGAAAAAATAAAACTTGACCCGGGCTTGACCCGGGTTTTCTTTTCTGTCATAACGTATGCGCTTTAACCCATACATAGGAGATATGACTATGACTTACTTACTATCTGACTTGAGAGATATTGATGACCCTTATGCGATTTTCGTCGGGCAGCCAAACCCTAAGCATACTGTCCCTTGGATTGGCACTTTAGAACAGCGCGTTTTGCAAGCATATGAGCCGCCGGAGGATGAAGATAAAAACCCCCGCCATGCGGCGTGGTTTATTGTAGGCCGTTCGGATGGTACATTTGGCCGCTGGGAGTTAGCCGAGAACATACTAGACACGATGCATCTCAAATATGCCTCCCCAGAATTTATAGAGGCTTACCGGAACTATCCTTTCACTTTTAACGGTGCGGCATAATGGATACCATCACCGTAATTATTGAGGCGGGTTGCGTGGTTGATGTTAGAAACCTTCCGCCCGGCTGGCTTTACGAGATTGAAGATAGGGACGTAACCCCAGATGATGAGGAGGTCGAGCATGAAAACCATCGTCCACGTTAACCAGCACGTTTGGATTGAAACAAAGAGCGCCGTTAAGACTATCCAAAAATAAAACCTAAGCCCGGGCTTGACCCGGGCTTTTCTTTTTGGCATAAGGTATGGGAGTTAACCCATACATAGGAGAAAATCATGTTGAATTGTACCGCTATCAGTCGCGCTAAAAAAACCGCAGGGCTTGCAGTCACCTATCGCGCCGCCCCCGGCGACATGTACGGCACTTGTCCGGACACCTGCCCGCTTAAACCCGTCGAAACAAAAACCCGCGAGATAGACCGCGAGTATGAAAGCGCCGTTCGGCATTCCGTACCAAAACGCGGGCTTGCCTTTTTGTTTACGCATTTCGCCCCGCATTTATGGGCGGAACGTAACACCGGCGACCGGGCGCAGTGCACGTTTAATTACTCCGCCCCGACGCTAGAGGCCGCCGCAAACGAAACCGCGCTTGGCAATGCCAGCGTCGCCGTCGTGCCCGCCGATTATTGGAGCGGGCGCGATAGCGACAAAGTAACAATGGCGAACGGTGTCCGGGGCGTACGTTGTCCCGACGAAACAACCGGTATCGGTTGCGCCGGTTGCGGCAATGGTCGCCCCTTATGTTCCCGCGCCGAACGGGACTATTTCATCGTGTTTACCGCACACGGCGTATCGAAACGAAAAGCGGGAGACAATTCTGAGCGCGGCGGATGTTATGCGGGCGGCGGCAATGTCGCGCTGCATTGGCGCGGTTTATCCAATCGCGAAGAGCCCGCCGAGTCCGACGCCGCCGCACACCGGGCATTCGTCAAAACATTGCGCCCCGGAATTATATTGCGGGCTCACATTGCGGGCGATATCGGGAAAGTTAACGCGGCATAAAATAAACCGTTGACACGATACGCGACTTTATGAGAGAACAACGGGGCGGGGCAATTCCGCCCCGTTTTTTTTTATGGAGAACTGAAAATGGCACATGAACTTGCAACACAAGAAGACGGCAGAATTGCAATGGCATATCGGGAGGGCGACGCCGCCCCATGGCATGCGGCAGAAACCGCCCCGCAGATCGTCCCGGCAAACGCCCCGCTTGAAATATGGGCGGACGCCGCCGGG